GATGTTTCCGGTGAAAAATCTAAAAAAACCAAGGCATGGCACGAGCCTATAAGCAGATTCGCAAAAGAGCAAATTGCTGCAAACGGTATCATAAGTGTTATCGATGGTCTTATTTTGATTTTGTCGCTTGGTCTTGGATTTGGAATGGCTTGGTATTATTATACAAGAGTTCCAAGTATTTTTATTTTAAATTCTGTAACTCAATATATTGCTCGTTGGATTCGATCTTTCTTTGTTAAGACTTATCAAGGACAAGTTTTTACATCTAATCCAGCTCCGTCAGCGCCACCTGCCTAGTATCTATCAAATCCTTCCCATTCACTTTTACTAGGAACTTTCTTGGGAGCTTTCGATTCAACTTTTGTCCATCCGTCTTCCTTTATAGAAGGCTTAGCAAGCTCGGGAAATTCAGCGACAGTAAGTTTCACGGGAGGAGGAGCGTTTCCTGCCCCTCCCGCGGCTTTACCTCGCTTGTGAGGAGGAATGTAGGACATGTTTGTATATCTTACAACAGTGAGTTAAAATTCGTTTTAATATCCACAAAAATGGACTTAGTAACTGCAAAATACTCATAATAAAGATGGTTTGCGCAGTAAGCATACTTCCGAATGGGTCTGTTACCGAAATTTCAATTCCTGCAAAAACAGTCGATGTTCTTGAATGGATTCGAAAAAAGTACAAGACTCCCGAGTTTCAATTCCAAGGAAAAATTCAGAATCCGACCGATGAAACTCAGTGGCTGAGTGTATTTGCTTCATCTACCGATGACGAAGACAATGTGAATTTACATATGCTTCCATCTCCTTTTGACGAGGAAGTATATTCCGGAAATATTGTTATTTTGTTGACTAAATCTGACCAGCAAGATAACTATGATGCAAATGTTTCACAATACATAAATTTGAAGGCAGAAGATTACGAAACTCTTCACCAGGAATGGATATTTGCAGATGGGGAAGAAGAAGACGAAGAGGATGAGGAAGAGGAAGAAGAAGAGGAAGAAGACGAAAAGCCTGTGCGAGAATATGAACCTCGACCTATTCAAGTCCGATGCAAGAATGTATTTGTTCAGACCCCAATTCGTGACAAAGCTATTGAAAACTATACTGAACTTCTTGAAGATGCTGCTCTTGCTACAGAACTCGAAACTTGCCTACTTCATTTTGTAAGCGACAATGCTTTGCGCGAATGTATTGATATTGATTGGAGCAATAAAGTTTTCTGGAATAATTATCGGGCCCAAGCTGTTTCTCTATATGAAAACTTGCAGGGTAATAAGTCATATGTTAACAATGAAATGAACTGGCTTGAAAAATTAAAGAGTGGAGAAATTACTCCTAAGAGATTTGTTGAAATACCAGTTTCTGAGCTCTGTCCTTCCAGATGGAAGAAGTTTGTTGAGAGTACGCTTGAATCTGAAAAGAAGCTGTATTCGCAAAAGAAGGCTGCTTCTGCAATTATGTACTGCTCGCGTTGTAAAAAGAAGTCTAACTGCGACTACTACCTTCTTCAGACACGGTCGGCAGATGAACCGATGACGACATTTGTGACTTGTCTGGAGTGTGATCGGCGTTGGAAGTTTTGATAGATTTAATATCACTGGCTGGAATTATAAGTTTTGGAATATCGCGTCCAGGGCTTCTGTACATTGGGTCGAGAAGAGACTCATTTGCTCTTCCCGCTCCCGAGAATGGAGAATCAACGTCTCCCGGATAAACATATATTGGGTGCAAACCATTTGTTATCTCGGGCTTAGTGACTTCAGGAGTATTTTTTTCAAACCGATTTTTAAATAGTTTTATGATGTCATCAGAAATTTGAGGACAAGTTTCTTCAAGTCTCTGCGTTTCTTCCCTCACAACTTTAAGCATATCTTTTGCAGCCATTCGCTCACTGCGTGGAAGAGCTAATTCAATAAGCACAAACTTATAAACCTTTTTATAAGTTATTGTAGCAATCCGATGAGCTTCTGATCGTTTAGCCCATGCAAAAAAGCTGGATATTGTTCCCAATAACCCAACACCCAAAGTTGTTGTTCCAATAACTAAGTTTGCAATAGTTGAATTGTTTATTAGTGCAGTTGTTCCGATAGATGCAGATCCGGATAATGTAGCCAGAATTATAGCAGGAATAGTTATGTAAGTGTGCAGAGAGGTAAACTTCTTTTCTGAACGATCATGTAGCCATGAATAACATAAACATCTTTCGCCTTCATCTGATAAAATACGTTCAAGTTGAGAATTCCACGTTACTCCCGATGTTAGAGATTCATCCATTTATTGTATTTGCGTTAAATAATGGTGTGGGTCTATAATGATCCGCTTACGGAAGATGAAAGAAAAGCTGCAGACTACCTGCAGAAGCATCTTAAGAAGAAGCAGTACATTACTAAAATTGTGAAACTTCTTAGTCTTCTAAATTATCTCAAATCCAAAAAGTTCAGATCCGCCGAGCAGATAAAAAGTGAGATTTTTATGGATAAAGGCAAACCTTTATTTGACGACAACACTGCATCACAAGTTTACAAAGCTCTTTATAAAAAACGAGGAGGAGGCGAATACCCGTTTACTGAAAATTTGATTCGAGGTATGGGCTCATTTTTGAAAAGTTATGATCCTATCGGAATATCTTGGGTTATTGAAAATGGTCTTTGGGTTATAACTCTACCATCTCAAGCTGCTAAGGGTATTTTAGGAGAAGGTATTTATGATCTTGCGTCTGGAAGTCTGCACGGATTGCTTGAAACAGGTGTTTCGGGTGTTAATGGCGTTGCAGCAGACGCAGGTGGCCCTATTGGTCTTGCAGCCGTTGGATTGTTCACAGGAATTGCAGCAGCAGCTGGTTCGGCGATTGCTATTTCAGAAGGAGATTTCGCCCAATCAGTCGTTCATGCTGTAAACTTCGTTCCAGGCATTGGTCCTGCACTTGTCAAGGGAATGAATAAAGTTGAACATTTGGCTAAAACAGTAGATAAGCACCGTAATCAGATATCAAACATTCCTTTTGTTGGCGAAACAATTACTTCGTGGGTTCCAACCTATGCAGAAAAAGAAGCTGCTCCAGCTGCAGCTGCAGCTGCAGGAGGTAAACGATTTTCTACACGCAGACGTATAAGAACCAAATGGCCGAAGACGCAACGGCAACGGTTCGCCAGACACTAAAAGATTGGATTTCTCTAGATGACGAAGAGCGTAAACTAAAACAGCAAATTAAAGAACTCAAGGAACAAAAAACTCTTCATTCCGAAAACATCTTGAAGTTCATGCGTGAGAACTCTGTTGATAACTTTGCTCTTGAAGGTACTGGTCTCGGAAATATTTCACGAAGCGTCCGCACTTCTCGTCCCGGTTTGAAAAGGTCACAAATTCGTACCCAGCTTCTTATCCAGTTTGCAGATCAGCCGCAGCGTGTAGCTGAAGCTTTGAGGGCAATTGAAGGTATTCCAGAAGGTTCTGATGATATGAGTGTTGGCGGAACTCAGCGTGAGCTGCTGGTTCGTCGCATTCCCAAGAAGTAAATTTATTATCATGGATTTAACTGTACAAAATTTATACTTGCAATGGCAGATTTAAAAATTAATTGTAGCGATGTTGCATCTTTAATTGGAAAACATCGTTTCAAATCTCAAGAAGAATCGATTGAATATTTAATTGTTGATAATAATTTGTGCGAAACAATCGTAGATGAGGAGGCTGTACAGGCATTAGAGCTTTGTAAAGAGTCTAGTTCTATTGTAGAAATGTGTGTGAACTCAAAGAATGAAACAGAATTTAAAGAGGCTGTTATAGCATATAAAACAGAAGTTATAAAAAATGCAAAAAAACGAGGTATATCCGAAGATTCAGATATTGTTAAGAGTGCATTTCAAAACTTAAATCTTGAAATTGGTACAAGAGATGAGAAAAGATGTATAGATGTATATGAAAAAACTAGCGGGGTTAGCGTAACATCTCGAAACACAAAATGTTATATTTATAAAATTCCAGATTTAACATTTAATGCTATCATTGCTGGTAGAACAGATGGACTAACAGTATATAACAATGAGCCGGCCATACTTGAAAATAAAAAACGTATGAAATCAATAAAATATACTGTACCTAACTACGATATTATTCAGCTGAGATGTTATATGAAGCTAACAAATACAAAACACGGCATTTTAAATGAGGCATATCCAGATGGTACCACTCGGCAAACGCATATTGAACACGATGAAACTATTTGGAATAATATTTTAACTCCTCTTAAAGAAGTAATAACTAAAATTTGGGATAAATACGGCTCATAAGTCTATTTTCCCAATAGCGTCTTTTGCAGCAAGTTGTTCGGCTTGTTTTTTGGTGGGAGCTGTACCTGTTCCCATTTGTTTTCCGTCAGATCCCAGAACTGCAACCGTATACGAAGTTAGAGAACCGGAAAGGACTGTATATGTAGGAGTTGTATGGTATTTGGCTTGGTAGATTTTCTGAAGCTGTTCTTTGAGATTACGATTGTTCATTAGGATTCGAGGAATGTCAATATAGGTTTCAACCAGACAAATTATGAAAGAGTAAACAGTGTCAAAGTTACAGGATTGAAGCCACAGAGCTCCAATAAACGCTTCTAGGATATCTCCTAGTTTCTTGGAGTTTGTTCGTCCGTCGCAAATATCTTCATTATGTCGCGAAATAATATAGTATTTATCAAGTCCTATTTTTTGGCTGAGAGAACCTAGCATTTCATTGCATACCAGTTCTTTCTTTAGATCTGTCATGAACCCTTCGTTTTCTGTTGGAAACCGTTTCATAATGTAAGTTGAAACGCATGCGCCCAGAATAGAATCTCCAAGATGTTCTAATCTCTCGTACGAATGGTCAAATAAAGGAAGGCAATCTAGAGGTTTAGAAGCAAGAGTCGCGTGTTCGCCTGCTGGACTCGTGTACTCGGACCGCTTTACGTATGAAGAATGAACCATTGCCGTTTGGAACAGTTCAGTATTCCCGACTTGGAAATTGCAATTGTGTTTTTGAAGAATAAGTGAAATATCATTTTTAGAAAATAAGCGATTTTTAGAGTTGAAAGGATTGTAGATCGCCATTGTTATTTACGGTGTTTTCGTCGACGCCGACGAGTCCGTTTTCCTCCTTTCATATCTGTTGAGTCGGGACTAGTAGCCAGAGCAGGTGTTCCGGCAAGTGTTTCATCGACTACTTTATTAAGCTTTTTCCAGTTAGTATAAAAAAGCTGTGTTTCTGTAGGATTCGATACTTTCAGTTTTGAAAGACTATCCCGCAGAGAAGACTCAATTTTTGGCTCATACTTTTCAATTAGACCTGGGAGTTGAGCGGTAACTGTACCTAAAATCCAAGACATCTTATTTTAACGAACGATTATTTAATGATACGCTCAATGCTGAACGTGTCAGCAACAAGCATCGGCTTCATTGTTTCGCAAATAAACTCAAAACATTCTTCAGCAGTGGGAGAACCACTTGTTTTAAAATATTCTTCCAACATTTGCTTGAGCAATCCCTTAGAAAGACTCCAAGGTTTATTCCACTTGCTTGGGCGCAAGATGCGAATGTAAGAATCGTCATCGGAAACTCGGATCTTTTCGTAATTTTTCATGTCTTCGCCACTGAGAATTTCAATAAGATTTATTTCTGCTTGTGCTCGAATTTTACGAAGTTCAAGAACTTCTGCATTTTTCTCGCGAATCTTGTTATCAATATTGCAGTATGTAACGACACGATCTTTCAATCCTGGAACTAACGACATTTTTATGACTTTGGCTGGACAATAAGAATATCCGTTTTACAGTAAGAGGATGTTCTTTAACGAACAACAGATAGAAAGCTTGAGACAAGTTTATAATGGCGAACACCGTAAAGATTCTCCTATTCCTAAAGCGGATGGAGAAACTGTTTGGAAAGAAATACAGTCTCGAATGAAACGGCAGTGCGATCGTGGAACTTCTGAGTGTATTATTGCTTCTATGCTTTCCAGACCAACGGCACCTGAATCATGGAAAACTCATCCCGAAGAATGGTTGTCGTCTGACGATATTGATGCAATTGAAAAACAGTATGCGCGCGTACTTAAAAATTATTATTATGTAGGAACTGTTCCCATAGATTTTGGAAAACAATCAAAAACTGGCGAGTGTCTTGTAGATTCACTGTGTTCTCTTGATATTCGCTCTCTTTATAAAAAAGGTTTTACGCAAATAGGTATTGTTATTAATACTGATAAAAGCACTGGCCCGGGTAAACACTGGATAGCTTTATTTTGCGATATTCGGCCAGAACTTGAGTTTCCACGAATAACGTATTGGGATTCTTACGGAAACAAACCTGAAAAAGAGATACAGGTTCTTATGCAACGATGGAAAGAACAGTGGGATTCTACAGGTATTCATTCTAAACCGATGGTAAAATCATACAACAAAACAAAACACCAAAAACAAGATTCAGAGTGCGGAATGTACTGCCTTTATTTCCATCTCTGTTGCCTTGCTGGAATACCAATGGACAAGAGTATTCCCGATGAAGTCGTTAGAGGTTTAAGAGGACTTCTTTATCAGATATAAAGTAAATGGGAGCGCGAGAATATCTATGGATTATTAGTGCAATTGGTGGAATTGTTATAATAGGCTGGGCAATTTCTAGCGCTATAAAATCATGGACTAATGTATAATGGAAGGGGTTATGAGCTCCGTTGTTCAATACGGACCCTATGTAGGAGTAGTAATTCTTGCGAGCCTTCTTATTTGGGCACTTATTTCTTATTTTACTCCGTCTGAAACGCAGGCTCTTGCAAAAGCTTTACCTACGTTCAAAGCTTATCAAGCTGTAACAAAACTTGCACCGCTAGGATGCCCTCAGAAATATCGTCTATGTGATTTTTATGTAGCTTCTTCAGGTTATTCTCTTTTTCCCGGATCGCAAATTTACGATTACATAACAGATGCAGTAATTCCTCTTCTAATGAAAGCAGGGCCTCGTCTTGTTGAATTGGATATTTATGCTGATTCTGAAAACAAACCAGTAGTTGGTCTTAAGAATCAAAAACTTGGTACGGACTATGCCTATAACACCGTATCTTTTAGCGCGTGCTGCGTAGCCATTGCAAATAATGCGTTCAATAGCATTTCTTGCCCTACAAGCAGTGATCCGTTAATGCTCAGCTTAGTATTCCATACAAACAAGACTGATGTAATAAATGCGTGTGCAGAAATTTTAAAAACTACCTGTCGTTCTTACCTACTGGACTCCACGTACAGCTATTCTCGAAAGAATATTGTTGTGGAACCAGTATGCAACCTTCAACGCAAGATTGTCATAGTTTCTGGCGGCCCAATGAAAGGAACTCTTATTGAAGAACTTGTGAATATTTCATGGTCAACATCTCATTTGCGTCGATTGACGTATACTCAAGCTTCACAGCCTCACGATAAAGATGAACTTATTAAACATAACCGTAACGGGATCACAATGGTTGTTCCTGATGCAAGTTCTGACCTTATTAACTATAATCCTCAAATACTTCTTTCGTACGGATGTCAATGGATTCTGATGAATTATGGATCCGTTGATACTGCTATGGAAAACTATATTGGAGAGTTTCAAGAAACCAGTTTGGTTCTAAAACCAGTAGCTCTTCGAGCCCTCGTTCCAAAGAAATTTAAGACTCCGACATTGCCGGACCCAGGAATTTCCTTCCAGCCTATGCAGAAAATTTCACCAATTTATAACGTCACTGTATAAATTCAATTCTCATCTACTAATAAAATGGCAAACGCTTGGCTTGCACACGTTAAAAAGACGATGAAAATGATGAAGAAGACGCACACTTACAAGAAAGGTATGGGCCTCAAACAAGTAATTTCTGCGGCCAAAAAGACTTATAAGAAGCACGGTGGTGGAGAAGATAATTCTTCTAGCGATGAAGGTGCTGCAGATAGCAAAGTAGAAGTTCCGGGTGCAGGCGCAAGTGTTGGGATGGGCGGTCGTCGTCGCCGTCGATCGACTGGTCGCACGCGCCGTCACCGTCGCCGTTAGAGAAAAAAAGAGATTACATTAAGTAAATACAATGGGTGGCGGACTTCTTCAACTTGTAGCATATGGAGCTCAGGACGCATACCTTTCTGGAAATCCTCAAATTACTTTCTGGAAAAGCATGTTCAAACGCCACACGAACTTCGCGATGGAACCGTTTCGTGTGAATTTTAACGGCCAAGCTGCATGGGGCACGAAACATTCAGCTGTTCTAGGCCGTCACGCTGACCTCCTTTACTCGACATACCTTGAAGTTGTTCTACCATCTACAATTGATGGCGCTTCGCTTCCTTCTGGTAAAACTAATGTGTTTAATAATGACCAATCCCGTCTCGGATACAATCTTATTCGCTACATCGAACTCGATATTGGTGGACAAGTTATTGATCGGCAGTACGGTGAGTGGATGTACCTTTGGGATGCTCTAACGAGTGACGGGCCTCAGCAAGATAAATTTCTTCAAATGGTAGGTGCCGGTGCCCCTCCTGGAACGTATACTCCTCCAAATGTAAAACAGTGCAGCGCAGGAAGCGGTCGTCCTGCTATTCCAAAGGTTCTGTACGTTCCTCTATTTTTCTTCTATACTCGCAATCCCGGAGCAGCTCTCCCTCTTATTGCCCTGCAGTATCATGAAGTCAAAATCACTCTTCAGTGGAATGATGCCTCGGTAATTGCCGGCAATTTTACTCCTGCAGGCGGAGTACTACTTCAGCCCATTCAGGCTGCAATCTATATTGACTACATTTACCTTGATACAGAAGAGCGCCGCCGTATGGCTCAACAGTCTCATGAGTACCTCGTTGAGCAGGTACAGTTCAACGAAGATAAAGGTATTTCTTCGTACTCTAATCGTATTGATCTGACGTTCAATCATCCTGTTAAGGAGCTTGTCTGGGTTGTTCAGCCTTCATATTACACAAACTGCTCACTTGCGACTGGAAAAGGTCTATCACGTCTCCAGCCTTTCACTTACGATGGTAGCAATACTCAAACTGGTGGAAGCTTCACGGGTACAGCTGTATATGAGCAGTGGCTACAGTTCAATGGCCAAGACCGTCTTGATAAGCGCTATGGTGACTACTTTAATAAACCACAGCAGTCTCAACACCATTCTGGATTTGGATACACGGATAGCACTATTGGAGCAACCAAACAGCCCAATATCTACATGTACTCTTTTTCTATCCGACCAGAGGAGCACCAGCCATCGGGTACGTGCAACTTTTCGCGCATTGATACAGCCACGATTGTCCTCAACATGAGCGGTGCTGCTCGTGTAGATGCCGATAACGACGATACGTGGGACATTCGTGTATACGCCGTCAACTACAACATCCTCCGCATCATGAGCGGTATGGGCGGTCTTGCGTATAGCAACTAATCTTCTTCCACTCTAACTTTTTTCATCTTCTCGAGATACAGAATAGCATCCATCAATTCTTCCTGCATATGCTGAACCCATTGTAAAAAAGAAAGATCTGTACGGTCAAGATTTGTTCCGTACTTCTTTTGTCCAAATTCCGATCTTTGCTTGAAACTTGCAATCACTGAAGCAACAATGGAATCTTCCATTTTACTTTAGGATGTTCTTGCTATTAAAATGTTATGCAGGTGGTTGATAATCCAGTAAAAATTTAATTATACTTTCAACAAATGGGATTGGAAACATAGAATCAAGTGTATTTTGAACAACATTGCAATTAATAGTTGAACTTCCTCCAGAAGCTCTTACAGCCACAATTCCTTCTATGTATTGTGAATCTAATAATCTAAAAGTTCCATAAACTGTTGTTATAACCAGATCAGTAAGTCCAATTATTGTTAGAGCAACAAGATTTTCTAACACTAGTTCAGTAACAGAATACCCTATATAACGTGCAATGAGGCATGCGGTTAAGAAAGAAAATAAAGAAACGCCAAGAACATAAATAACAACAGGTTTCATTATTCTGCGATTTTCAGATTCAGTAGTTGATTCAAGTCCTTGCATCGCATTATCAATACCCGGCTTCAAATCAGTTATTCCTGTAGATACACCTCTCAGGATATTTGGAGGTAAAAATGTACCCATTAATCGAATTGCTCCCGATGCTATTGTATCAAACTCAGATATCATAGATTTTCCTTGAATAAATCCTACAAATGTTACATAAAACAGAGTTAAAAATATTAAAAATAAAGATGCATGGGAAAGTATTTCCATTAGAAAGTGTAGCATATTACTAATGGAACAACCGAATTTTTGGAGTGGAAAAGAGTGGCTAGCAAGAGGATTGACCAATGGTTTATTTGGTGCAGCCTTCTTGTGGGTATTTTGGGTTCCATTTATAACTTTTCTTGCGGTTCCCGTAGCATCTGCAATGATGAAACAATACATGTGTCAAACAATAAATCAGATTCCAGCTCCAACTAAACCCACAATTCCAGGTTCACAATTTGCTGCAAATTATCTTGTCAATGAAGATCCTACCGAAATTAAAAAGTTAAATACTTCATCAACACTTTCTCTTTGGTTTTTAGGAGGAATGTGTATTCTCTTGAATATCACACTTGCAATTTCTATAATACGAAGTTCCGGAATGAATTTTATGGATGTATTTCTATTGAATCTTTCTATGTTTATTTTTATAGTTACTATGGAACTTATGTTTTTTATGTTCATAGGAATGCATTTTATTCCTTTTAATATCGTTAATATGGTCAACGGTATTATTGATGACAGTATTTCGGATATCAATAACATGATTCCTGCAGGAAATTAATCTAGTTAAACGTCATCATACTCAGATCTTCCTCGTCTTCTTTAGACGCAATCAGTTTGTTAACTTCATTCAACTGTTCTTCTACTGGAGGAACGGTTTCTTCATCTCCGTCTGGAAACTTTGTTTCGTCAATCAAAATTTCAACAAGACCTGTTCCGCAAGGAGGTTTCTGACCGAACATGATGTTTGCAGAAACGCCTTTCATGTTATCAACTTCTCCTAGAATAGCAGCGTTAAAGAGGTGCTTTGCAGTCTCTTCAAAGGAAGATTTCGCCAAAACTCCATTCTCTGCGTTCTTACTCATTCCATTCCTATCAACTTTTAGAAGGAAGCCGGGATACGTCATTGAATCAATAAGCATCATCATATGATGGTAGTCAATATATGATCGATCGAAGGTAGTTGCAAATTCATCAAACAAAGCGATACGTGCAGCCTCAATTCCGAAAATATCCAGAACTTCGTGAATATCATTCGAGAAAGAGCGTAGTGGATCAAGGCCCGGAACCATGGCGAGTTCAAGAAGTGTTGAGCCTTCAACATCAAGAACCCACTGCTCTTGGGCCTTGTATCCCCCCGTCATTTCGTTATAGATAAGCTCATCTTTTACTAGGCGTGCATAAATACGTCCAGCTCCTTCAATTCCCGACAAAACAGTATCGAGAAGCTTTTCCTCAATGAAGCGGAGTGAAAGAGCGTTTTTAACAACATCTTTAGGAAATGAGATACGCATGACAAGTTTATCGGGGCTGTTGGTATTGCTAGGAATGCACTCAAATACTTTCAGAACTTTGTTGTTATTGATCTTCGTAGCAATCATAGGCATATCAATAACACTGCTGTGAGAGGCCATCAACATACGGTCAAATTCTAGACGAAGAATCCAGGGGGAAGCACATCCGCTCTGAGTGCTGGATACCGAAAACTTTGCATAAGATTCTAGAATTTCTCGATCTTCTTTTACAGATGTGCTTCCTAGAAGGTAGTCACCATCGTAATAAATGCGGACAGATTTAGTGATATCCCTGAGAGTAGTTTTCTGCAAGGATGATCGCTTTTTCATACTCTCGTCGCTCGAACTGGCGATACTCCAAGCCATATAAGCAACATTCATAGGAGTCTTAGGATTCTTGGTAACTTCTAGAAGTTCGCGAATACGGGGTACTCCGGCAGTAGCGTTTGCTTTAGCGCTTCCTGCGTTGTGGAACGTGTTTAGGGTAAGCTGAGTCGTCGGTTCTCCGACAGATTGAGCGCCAAGAGTTCCAACCATTTCGCCTGAATGAACAAGTGCCTTGATGCACTTAAAATGCACTTCCTTCATCATTTCATCAAACATATCTTTGGAAAGGCGCATATCGATAATAACCTTTTTAGGCGCAAAGAAGAACCGCATAGCTATCTGCATAAGAATATTGTGCTCGATAGAACTATGTGCAAACGCCTTATTAAGTTCTGAAACTACGTACTGAGGCGTCAAGTCAGTTTTTACAGAGTAAGGGTTGGTATACTTTGCGATTACGCGGTTAAAATTAACAGGTACTCGAATCACATCGTTATTTTTAAATCTAACTACGTTCTTGAGAAATACTTGGCGATCCTGCAGAATTTCATCAACCAGATCGGGAATCTTTTCAAGATCGCCTTTGACTATGGGTGGAAGATCGTCTTTTGAAAGAGCAAAATCACGGTAAATATCCTCAAGACTCATTTGTCCCAGATTCATTTCAACTTCTTCTACGCAAATGCTATCAACGCCGTCGCCCCCATACTTGTACTGTACGATTGCTCCATTCACATTCCGAACCGTTCCATCGTAAGCTACGTGAATATCCTCCATAGTCTTAACAAGTTTTCGCTGAATATATCCGGAATCAGCTGTCTTGACTGCTGTATCAATAATACCTTCACGACCACCCATTGCGTGGAAGAAGAACTCAGCCGGCCGAATACCTGAAATGAAACTGTTTTCTACAAATCCGCGAGATTCAGGCGCATCGTCAAACTTCTCGAAATGAGGAAGAGTTCGATGGTTCATGCTGTACTGAATACGGCGGCCGCCAATTTCTTGCTGCCCTACGAATGTAGCCATCTGAGTGATATTGTTATTTGAACCTTTTGATCCCGAATCTACCATTTGACACATTCGGTTATCTGAAGATAGGGCAGCTTTGGTCTCTTTATCAATTGTGGAGTTTATATCAGTCTTAATAACCGCCATAATTTTAGTTTCAAGTTCTTCTCCGTCAGTTTTACCGCTGATATTTGTAAATGTTCCGGCGTGAACTGAAGATAGAATTTCGCCAATTTTAGCAAGCCCGGTTGTGAATATTCCTCGAATAACTTCATTTTTCTCGTCTGAAAGCATTAGATCTGAAGTACCTACCGAGAATCCATAGAACATATTGAACTTCGTAACAATGTTCTGAACATTGTTAATAAAATCACCGGCCTGGTTATGTCCAAACTCATTATAGATGAAGTGAACAATATCTTTTGATGAACCGCTATTAATGACTCCTTTTACAAGCTCTCCTTTTGAGATTTCAATACTTTTTTTCATATTCATCAGAGGAAGAGAGCTAGAGAAAAGTTCTTTCCCGGTATAGTCTGCATTCTTGCGCTTGTAAGATCCCAGCACACGCTTTGTGCGGGCCAAAATGTTCATCGCAATATGTTCAGGAACTTTTACTGAATCTTGGCTGATGCGGTAAGCTCCCGTAAGCGTATCTTGGAAAATTGCAATAATCGGAGATGCCGTTTTTGGAGAAATTATTTGGCGAAGAACGCTCGCAAGATACTTGATTTCAGTTGCGGCTGCAATACTCTGGGGTACATGCATGTTCATTTCATCACCGTCAAAGTCTGCGTTATAAGGCTTGGTGGCGCTTACATTGAGTCGGAAAGTTGATACTGGAAGAACTTTTACACGATGACACTCCATCGATGCCTTGTGAAGCGACGGCTGCCGATTAAACAGAACTACGTCTCCATCAACAAGATGCCGATTGACAACATCTCCAGGATTCAGATCAATCATCTCGGTATTGAATCGCAAGCTCAAAGAACGCGAATCGTTCTTAAGTACAACTGATTTTGCGCCGGGGTACTTTGATACTCCATTGCGGACATGTAGCATCAAGCGATCGCGATTATAGATTGTTACAATTTCTGGAAACGTGAGATTCTCTGCAATTTCAAGAGGAACTCCAAGTTCATCAAGATCAATGTTTGGATCTGGCGTAATTACTGAGCGGGCCGAAAAGTCTACACGCTTGCCCATCAAGTTTCCGCGAACACGACCAGTCTTTGCACCCATACGTGCTTTGAGAGTGCGAAAGGGGCGGCCGGAACGTTGAGCTGCGGACGGAAGACCTTTGATGTTGTTATCGACATAGGTAGCTACAAAGTACTGCAATAGAGATGTGGCAATATTGATAACTTGAGCGGATTCTCCTTTGTCAATAAGATCGCCCAAACGCTTGTTGTGGCGAACAATTGAAATTAGAACATGTGTGAGATCATCTTGCATTGTTTGCTTGTCATCCATTACTACCGAAGGGCGTACTGTCAGAGGGGGGACTGCAAGAACTGTGCATATCATCCAATCTGGACGGCTGAATTTTGGATTAAATCCCATACGCTCCACATTTCGATCAGTGATGCGCTGGAAACAACGGAGAATCATTTCAGCATGAAGTTCGATCATATCATCGGATTCTGCAGAAAACTTTCCACGAAGATCGGCGACACTTCCCTCTTTCTTCTCAATTTTACGAATTATGGCGGTTCCACAATGGCGGCACGCTTTTGAACCTTTCTTTTCCTCCTTGAACTTTGCAGTAATTTCACGAAGATTATTGAATCGCTCAAATCCGGTGTATAGTTTTTCGGAAGAATCAACATCTTCTTCGGGAATGTAGAAGTTCGAGCAGTTTAGGCATACTAGTAGTGCAATTTTTTGAATCATGTCAATGAATTGGTAGAGATAGACAGGTCTAGCCATTGTTATGTGACCAAAATGTCCTGGGCATTCAATATTCGTGTGCTTGCACGTTGGGCAAATCTTTCCATGATCAATTACTCCGAATCGGGGATCGAAAACGCCTCCAGAAACAGGAACTTCTCCACTTTGATGGGCTTTGTCGGTAATGACTTCAACTACGCTTCTGCGTTGAATTTCTTCTGGGTTGGCGATGCCGAACTGAACTCCAATGATTCGGTCCCCCATTCTTATAGTATCTCTGTATTGTCATTATACCGTTCCGTTTTTTAGGAAGTTAAACATAAATGCAAAATATTCCTAATGGTGGAAGACCTCTGAGAGTGATACGTCTTGGAAGACCTTTTATTGTTCAACAGCCACAACAAGTAGTAGTGAGCCAACCACTTTCCGAATCTTACCAGGAAGTCACTATTCCAGAAATTCCTGGAGATAATAAGTAATGGTCCGTAAAGGTGGAGGAGCTGGTGAAATTATAGCAGATGTTATTGGATCAGGTGTAAGTCTTGGAACATCCTATTATGCCTATAAAAATTCTGACAGTTTTGCCGGATTTTTGTGGCTACGCTTTTATTACGGATTCCTTTTTATTCTTTTTGTAGTTGCGATTATTGGTGTACCTATTTTGCTATTCTTTCTCTTTGCAAAGAAAAGCCCATCTACAACTTCGCCCCCCGTGCAACCTTCAAAGTGAGTTCCCAAAAAGGATCATCGTTCAAAATTTCACGAACTAATTCTTTTTCGTAAATTTCTTCCAAGCCCGAAGCCCATGTTTCAAACTGAGGACCTACTCTTTGCTTGAATTTAGCTTTATCTTTGATCTTCATGAAATGCAGATCTTGGAATATACGATCGCAGAACGACTTGACTTCTTGTCGTTCTTCGAACTGATCCATCCAATTACGTACACTCGAATACCACTCCTCC